TGCAGCAAGTTTAGACATATTTCATCGCCTTTTTCTTGGGAATCTTTGCAACAGGTTCCGGTTCAGACACCACTTCTATAGCTGGCTTCGGCACCTTAGTCTCTACCTTGACGTACCCAGCACGGATATAGAAAGCTGCTCTGTTCTCAGATACATCAAGGATCACACCACCTTTTCGCATTAACATTTCACACCTATGCCTTGTGCGAATGATAGATACCAGCGACTTTGTTCGTATAAACAAACGCATCGTGGTACAGCCGATATTGGAACTTCCAGGCATCCTTGCTTTGGTTCTCTTCAGGAGTGAAGATTTTCAAGTTAGCATGTTTGGTTACCTGAAGCACTGCTGTTGGATGCACAATCAAGAAGTTCATTTCCTTGCCCGCATTCTCAAAGCCACCAGTAGTGGCAGAACCTGCGGTCAACGTAATCGCGCTGTAGAAACGAGTCTGCGGCACCATAATAACAGGCATGCCGTCCCAAGTTGCGAGAGAACGGTTGACCAGACTTTCGTTGCCCAACATACGGGTAACAGCAGCCTCCAAGAATCCCAAGCAGGTATCGGAGATATAGAGGATGCGACCGTCTACCGGAACTTCTGCAGCATTCATTGCAGCTTTAGCAGCATCCAGCGCAGCTATAATAGTAGATGCGCTATACGTAGCAGGA